CTTTCAATCGTAGTCTCAAGTCAGGAGAACGGTGACGAGCGTAAGAACATAGACGCAATTATGACTAAACTCAGGACTCTGGTTCAGGAGTTGGGCATAGGTCTATTCTTAGTCAGTCACCTCAAACGTAGCGGTGGACAGGCTCATGAGGACGGAGGAAAGATATCTTTATCTGAACTCAGAGGGTCACAGTCCATCGCTCAATTATCTGACATTGTGTTAGGTCTTGAGAGGGATCAGCAGAACGACGACGAAGACGTTCGCAACACTACGACACTTCGCGTACTGAAGAACCGCTACACGGGCTTGACAGGCCCAGCGTGTTACCTAAAGTACGACAAAGTGACAGGACGTATGTTGGAGACACAAAAACCAGCGGAGGTTATAGGTGATTTCTAGTTACGATGACATCATAGAACGGGTTGTGACAACACCCATAATGACTACAGCTCATGAAAAGTCTATGGAGATGGGAACCTTGAGAAACTCAGTCACTAAAGGTGCTGGAAATCTCGTTGGGTTTGTAGGTGAGGGCTTGGTACATGAATACTTACAAGATCAGGGCATGATGTGCGGTTGGACTAACACGTATGATTATGATTTAATTCTTGAAGGAGATACAACTCTTGACGTAAAGTCTAAACGTACCGGCTTCCCACCAAAGCTTGACTACGAGTGCTCAATAACGGCGCTTAATACAAAACAAGCTTGTGATTTATACGTATTCACTAGAGTTCGTAATGATATGACTGTAGGATGGATACTCGGTTTCTTGCCAAAGGCTGAATACTTTGACAAAGCAACCTTTATGGAGAAGGGAACTATTGACTCTTCTAATGGATGGAAGGTAAAATCGGACTGTTACAACGTACCGATAAACGAACTGAGGCCAATAAGTGAACTTATCAAAAAGCAAGACTCTGATACTTGACATTGAGACTGACGGTCTAAAACCTACAATTATATGGTGTTGTGCTACTAATCTGTTTGGAACTGTGTACGATGCTGAGACATTCAAAGCACAGTTATCTAAACATGACGTAGAGAACATCGTAGCCCACAATGGCATTGGTTTTGACTACCCAGTTATGTCTAAGTTATGGGGAGTTGATTGGACTAGTTACAAGCTTTACGACACTTTAGTCCTGTCCAGACTGGCTGATCCATCCAGAGAAGCTGGCCACAGTCTACGCCAGTGGGGTGAGCGTTTGGGATTCCCTAAGGGTGAGCACGAAGACTGGTCAAAGATTAGCTGTGAGATGGTTGCGTACTGTGAGCAGGACGTAGCAGTTACTGTTCGCGTGTTGGAATGTCTTGAAGAAGAACTCAAAGGATTTAAAGACGAGTCCATAAAGCTTGAGCACGACGTTCAGACAATCATCCAGAAACAGATAAATAACGGATGGTTGATAGACGAGAAACACACACACAATTTACTAGCATTATTGAAGGAGAAGAAGTATGAACTTGAAGAAAATGTACAACAAACTTTTCTACCGTTACCTGTTTTTATTAAGGAGGTTACTCCGAAAGTTAAGAAGGACGGTTCCTTTTCGGCGGTTGGCCTAAAGTTTCTGGGGGATCAGTCTGAGAATGTGGCTGGCAGGTTTTCTCGTATAGACTATCCCCCTTTCAATTTAGGATCAAGACAGCAGATAGGAAGATACCTACAGTGGTTTGGTTGGGAGCCTAAACTGTTTACTGAGAAGGGACACCCCATCGTAGACGAGTCCGTACTGGACACTGTAACGGACATACCGGAGGCAAAACTTATTGCTGAATACCTTATGATTCAAAAGCGTGTAGCTCAAGTACAGAGCTGGCTGGACGCTGTTGAGGAAGACGGTAGAGTACATGGTTACGTAAACACTAACGGCGCTGTGACAGGCCGTATGACACACTCAAGCCCTAACATGGCTCAAGTACCAGCGGTATACTCACCGTATGGACATGAATGTAGATCTTGTTGGTCTGCACCTGAGGGTTATAGTATTGTAGGCTGTGATGCCAGTGGTCTTGAGTTACGTATGTTGGCACACTATATGAAGGATGAGGACTATACTAATGAAATTATCAACGGAGATATCCACACAGCAAATCAACGACTTGCTGGACTTGAATCAAGAAATCAGGCTAAGACTTTCATCTATGCCTTACTATACGGAGCAGGAGATGAAAAGCTTGGGACAGTGGCTGGGGGAGGTAGAAAGACTGGCAAGAAACTTAGAGAATCTTTCCTTCATAATCTGCCATCATTCGCAGCTCTTAAGAAAAGAGTATCAAAAGCAGCGGGGAGAGGATACCTCGTTGGACTTGACGGTAGAAGGCTCACAGTCAGATCAGAACATTCCGCTTTAAACACTTTGTTACAATCCGCAGGCGCTTTGGTAATGAAAAAAGCTTTGACACTTCTGGATGAGTATGCTACAATATGGGGTATAGACTACAAGTTTGTAGGTAACATTCATGATGAGATACAGGCTGAGGTTATCAACGAGCGTACAGACACTTTTGGTAGATTGGCCGTGTCCTGCATACAGGCAGCCGGTCTTGAATGGAAACTAAACTGTCCTCTGGACGGAGAATATAAGGTAGGAAAGACATGGGCACAGACACACTAATAGAAGACATCTATGGCTTGGTGTCTACCAAAGAGGTTTCTGACGGGGTAGACATAGACAAAGAGATAGATAAGCTGGGCGAGTCAATCAAAGAGCTAATGAGGATTGAGTTTAAGAAGGACAGACCTAAGGATACCAGAAAGTTACGCCTGTCCAGCATAGGCAGGACTGATAGGTATCTGTGGAATCAGTATCACGGTACTGAAGGTGAGGAGTTGCAGCCTCACACCTTAGTAAAGTTCTTGTACGGGCATGTCATAGAGGAGTTGGTCTTATTCCTTGCCAGAGCCTCTGGACATGAAGTCACCTGTGAACAGAAACGGTGTGAGGTTGAGGGAGTTGTAGGTCACATGGACTGCAAGATAGACGGTGTAGTGACGGACGTTAAATCCGCAAGCACCTTTGCCTTCAAGAAGTTTAAGGATCGTAGAGTACCTGAGGATGATCCCTTTGGATACGTAGATCAGATCAAAGCCTATGCACACTCAGAGGGTGAGCGTAAGATAGCATGGTTGGCTATGGATAAACAGAATGGGCATTTGACATTCTGTGAGCATGATTTAGACGATGAGTCCGACCCTATGCACGAACACCTCAAGGGGGACATAGCTGAACGTATACGGCATGTAAAAAAGCTAGTAGAGGGGCCAGAGCCTCTGGAGTTCTGCTACCAAGACGTACCAGATGGCAAGTCTGGAAACAGAAAGCTCGCCGCTGGATGTTCTTATTGTCAATTCAGAGACAAATGTTACCCCGATTTACGTACTTTTATCTACGCAAGTGGGCCAAAGTATTTAACAAAGGTGGTTAAAGAGCCTTTTGTCGCGGAGATACCGGATGGCTTTTAAGCAGACAAGGTACGGCATGTACAGGTCAGGTCTTGAGAAGAAGTTCGCTGAGACATTGCCAAGAAAGTTCATGAAGTATGAGCCTTATGACGTACCTTACGTAACCCACAGGAACTACAAACCCGACTTTGTGTACAAAGACTGGCTGTTGGTTGAGTGTAAGGGGTTCTTTAGAGAAGGTGACACACTTAAATATAAATCAATACGGGACTGTCTGGATGAGGATCAAGAGCTGGTCTTTGTCCTGTCAGACCCAAACAAGAAAGTTAGGAAAGGAGCTAAGATGACAATGGGTAAATGGTGTGATAAAGAAGGATTCAAGCACTATACCATCGCTACTACACAAGAGTTGATTGACTATGCCAATGCTAATTGATGAGCTTAGAGAACGTATCCTACAGGAGTACGATGTAGACTTACTCTGCGAAGTCTTGAATATAAGCGCGGAGGACATTTTAGATGCCTTTGAAAATAGGTTGATAGATAAGGTTGAATTATTTGAGGAGTTGATGATTGAAGAGGAGAACGAAGATGTCTATTGACTTAGCGACTAAAGAGGAGTGGAATTCAATTTTAGTGAACAAACCTCCGCATTACAATCAAGGGGGCATGGAGGCCATTGATTACATTAAGCAGCAGTTAGGAGAAGGTATTGTTGACTACTGTGAGGGCAATGTGCTAAAGTACCTACACCGTTGGCGATACAAGAATGGCTTACAAGACTTGCAGAAGGCTCAGTGGTACTTAAACA